GCTGGTAACGGTGGACTTCTAAACGCAGAACAATCAGCCCGCTTTTTAGATTATATGTTCGACGCAACCGTAATTGGAAAAGTCGCACGTACAGTCAGAATGAGAAGCGATACAGCAGAAATTGATCGTATGTCCGTTGGTGAGAAGCTTATGACTCTCGCAACTGAAGGAGATGACACTGGCTCAAATGCAGCAGTGACTTTCTCAAAGATCTCTATCACAACTAAGAAACTTCGTCTAAACTGGGAGCTTTCAACTGAGTCTCTAGAAGACAACATTGAAGGTCCAGATCTAGAAGATCACATTGCCCGCTTGATGGCAACACAAGCAGGTAACGACATTGAAGATGTAATCCTTAATGGAAATACAGCTTTGTCTAGCGATAACCTATACAAGTCATTTGATGGCATTGTAAAGAAGGCAAAGGCTAGCGGTCACGTAGTAGCTGGTGCAGGCGCAGGAGTATCTCGTGAGCTTTTCAACAAGGCTCTGAAGGCACTTCCACGTAAGTACAAGCAACGTCGTGGTGATCTACGCTTCTTGGTAGGTTCAAACCTAATCCAAGATTTCCTATATGCTAACAGCATTGGAACAAACCAAACAATTCCATCAGATATCGCATCAGGCGTTATCCGTGGAACAACACCAGGACTTGGTGGTCCAGCAGGATATGTAGCACCATTTGCATTCGGAATTCCAATTGTTGAAGTTCCTATGCTAAAGGAATCACAAGATGGTTCATATTCAGGCGAGACTGGCGATCACGGAGACATCCACTTGACATTCCCAAATAACGTAGTTATTGGTATCAAGCGTGACGTAACTGTATATCGCTTCTTCCAGCCACGTAAGGACTCAATCGAGTACACAATGTATACTCGTGTTGGCGTTCAAATCGAGCAGGCAGACGCTTGGGTAGTCGTTAAAGACGTTAAGGTTGCTTCCTAATTAATAGGATTTAAATCTGCTAAAAGCCCCCTGAATTAATTTTTGGGGGGCTTTTCATTTTAATTTAGTAATGCTATAATTGTTTAGAGTAGAAATAGGAGAATTACATGTCATTTGAGACATTAAAGATATCTGAAATAAAGAAGATTGCAGAAGATTTTGCAGTAGATATAGATGGCCTAAAGAGCAAGGCCGATATTATTGCAGCCCTTGCAGAAGAAGGCGTTACTTGGTCTGTATACAACAAGACCATGGACAAGATGGAAGAAGAAGATATGTCAGTAGAAGTATTGCCAAAGTTTGATCCAAAGGCGGAGCAGCCAGAAAACACAGTATTAGTAAGAATGACTAGAGATAACTTTAGGTATGATATTATGGGATTTACGTTCACAAAAGAGCACCCATTTATTGCAATGAACAATGAAACAGCGCAAGCAATTTTTGATAAGGAGGAGGGCTTTAGATTAGCAACTCCAAGGGAAGTCCAGGAGTATTACAACTAGTCTACGCCTCTTAAATGGCAGAGATATTAATAAACAGTCAGTCACCGATCACTCATAAAGTTTTTTGGAATGGTGATGTTGCAAATGCTGACGCTATACCAACAGTTGGTCTATATGATGTTACTATGGACCCAACTATTAGTCCTGCTATAACACCAACAACGTTGCTTACCACATTGACTCCGTCTATAGATGAAAGCAATCCAGGCACATACATAGTAAATGTTCCATATCAATATACAAATAGAAACAGAACTTTAAGGTTAAGCTGGAACTACACAGTAAATGGGACGGCTGTAAAAAAAGAAGACGAAGTTTATGTAATAACGCCCTATGTAGATTTTAATCACGCTCAGGATATGGGGTTTAGCACAGACTCTTCTGATCCAGGATACAAGTCATATAAAGAATTAATTATGGCAGAAAAATATGCTCGCAAACAAATAGAGCAGTATACTGGCCAAAATTTTTATCTAGAGGATGAAACTTATATTGTTTATGGACACGATTCAGACATACTTCCACTTCCATCTAGAATAGCAGAACTATATCAGTTGTATTCAAACGATATCCTCTTGCTAGATAATATTGAAGAAATAAACAATTGGAACTTCGATGTAATTATAAGTGAAAGTGGATATGGTATTAGAATCAATCGTGCTAATATGTTAGACAACACTGTCTACACAGCAAATGGCATGGTGCCTCCAAGCATTAATGATTACTCTGGCATATTTAAATCAGGTGTCCCGTACAAGGTATACGGAAGATTTGGCTGGGCCAAAGTTCCAGACAACGTAGAGCTTGCTGCTATAGAATTAATGAAAGACTATTTCTCTAAAGATACTATGTGGAGAAACAAGTATGTTAAGAATATATCCACGTTCGATTGGGATTTTGAATATACAGGAGATGCATATACTGGCACTGGTAATGCTTATGCAGACAACCTCCTAGCGGATTATGTATTAACCACCAAAGTAGAGATTATATAATGACTAGCATCGTAGACTCTGTCTTGTCTATGAACTTAGATGTATATAGACAGTCTGAGGTTCAGGATCCAGATACAGGGGCAATCCTTAGAGAATGGAATTATTACAAAACAATAGCATGCCACGCTAAAGGAGTTATTAGCAACTCTGCAACTACACGCTCTAGTGACAAACAAATATTTTCAAATAAATATTTAAATGATCAGGTTATTCAGGTTAGAACTTCAGAGAAATTAACATCTAGGGAAAAGGTTACAAACATTAGGGACGCCGAAGGTAATACGATTTGGAATGAAATTAATTATCCAAACGAAACTCCAACAGTATTTGAAGTCATGGGAACAACCCCAGTCACAGATCCTTTTGGCCGTGTGATTGCATATAACTCATCTATGAAGAGATCGGAGAACCAGCAAATTGGACAATAGCGGATTATTGGTTCAGGCAGCAAGCGGACTTGAAAGAATGATGCATGCTAATCAAAGCGGACCTTTAAAAGATAGCACAGTAGCTCAAGTATCAGCATTTGTATACTATGAGGCAGCAGTCATATCTAAGCTTACATCTAGTGCTAAATTTAAAGCTTTATTTGTAAATACAGTTTTTAACCAGGTTTCCGAAGATTTTGGAAACTACATAGATGCATTGGCTAGATCAAAACCTAAAAGCTTACACCATGTTTATGAATGGCAAAAAACTGGAGACAAAACAGGTAGACTTTTTAAGGTAAATAAAATTTCTGAAGAAGGATTATCTTTTAGATTAAACTACGATTTCTTGCCATCAAGATCTATGGTTCCTTCATCAAATGGAAAACGCAGGCACATGTTTAAAAATAAAGCTTCTATAATGGAAGCTGGCAATCCATTAGTTATTAGACCTAAAAATTCAGAACGTCTAGTTTTTGAAATTGATGGAGAAACAGTTTTTATGCCTAAGGGACAATCTGTAACAGTTAAGCGTCCTGGAGGATCTGCTGCTACCAACCAATTTACTTTAGCACATTCAAGATTTTTTAGCGGAAGGCTAGTAAATGAATCAATTAAGAAATCTGGATTTCAAAGAATATTTAACTCAAGTCTTACAAAAGCACTTAGAGTTCCATCTAATATTAAGAAAATTCAATATTCATTTTCACCAAATCTTATTAGATCTCAGGCTGACGAGGCACTTGCTGCGTCATTTGGAGGTGCAATGTGACGGCTAACTATAAGCTAGATGCAATGCTAGAGCTTCGTAAGTATTTGTGGAAAGAGCTATATACCCGTAATATATTCGATGAAGATGACTATTGGTCAGATAACTTAAATGAAAGCATTGTCCCAATTATCCCAGTTCAGCAAGCTGCTGAAATGAATCAATTTTTAAGCGGGAAGAAACATATTGTTTACGACAAGATTGGCATGTCATATGAAGACAACTGGCTAATCTGCTGTGAGCAGATAATGTTTACTTTATATTCTACGTCTGTGGCAGATATAAATGAAATTAGAAACTATATGACTGATGAGTTTAGAAGAATGGATGAGTCTGCTAGAGATGTCAATAGATGGACTGAATTATCAAATAAATTTAAGTTTCACAGCATATGGGTAGCAGATATCTCCCCAACAGCCCCCTCAGAAGAGCTTCAGGGGTTTTTCTCCGCAGAAGTAATATTAGAGATCAAATACTCTAGAATCACAGATGCCACAGGTAGATTCCTCTAGGGTTTGCCTTTTTACCTATTATGGAATAAAATTATCCTAAGAGGAAAGAAGCCTAGCCAGCTTTAATTTAAGATTTTAAAATATATATATATATTAAAATATAGGAGGTAAGAAAACTATGGCACAATCCGTAGGTAATGCTAAAAATATTCTCGTTGGTGCATCTCCGTTGTTCTTGTCAACAATTGACGTAAACGACTCAGATTACATCTCAAACGCAGAAGCAGGTGTAGCAGTTGCATCAGGCGCAGGAACAGTAGGCGTCCCAGCATTTGCATCAGGCGTATCATACACATCAACACTAAACGCTGTTGATCAAGAAGCAGGAAAGTTTGGATACCGTAACGTTGGTTTTACTAACAATGGTCTTCAGATTACTTATAACCCAACATACGATTCAGTAACAGTAGATCAGCTACTTGATACAGCTAAGCTGTTCAAGTCTGCAATGGAAGTTATGATTGCAACAGAAATGTCAGAAGGTACTCTCGAGAATATCGCAGCAGTATTTGGACAGGGTGCATCAACTCTTTCAACAACAGGAACTGGACTAACAAAGAAGGATGTCCTCGGTCTTGAGGCAGGTTCTCTAGGAGCAGCTCCAACAGAGCGTCAATTGATTGCAGTAGGTCTAGCACCAACAGCAAGCTCAACAGCTTCAGAGCGTGTATATTATGCACGTAGAGTTTTGTCTGTGCAACAGTCACAATTCTCTCTTGCACGTACAACTCCAACTACATTCCCAGTAACATTCCGTCTTCTACCAGATGCTAACTATGCTGGCTCAGAATACGGCAAGATTATTGACCGTGTACTAGTAGTATAATAAATTTAATTTATTAATGAAAACCCCTAGGAAACTGGGGGTTTTCCATTTGTATAGATAATGCCTATATGTTATAATAATTAAGACTAGATCCTAGGAGGATTAAATTGGCCACAACAGTATATGACGTAGAAGAAGTGCAGCTACAAAACGGACAGACCGTAAAGCTAAAACCACTCTCTATTAAAGAACTTCGTAAGTTCATGATTGCAATTAAAAAGACTGGGGATTCCCAAACAGAAGATGAAACATTAAACATCTTAATTGACGCTTGTGCAATTGCACTAGAAAAACAACTACCAGACTTGGTAGCAGACAGAGAAGCATTTGAAGATGCAATCGATGTTCCAACAATGAACCGCATTCTAGAAGTTTGCGGAGGAATTAAACTTGACGACCCAAACCTACTAGCGGCAGCGGTTCTGGCTGGTCAGAACTAGACTTAGCCGCTTTAGAAGGAGAACTTTTTCTTTTAGGACATTGGAGAAATTACGATGAACTTGAAGAAAATTTATCAATGCCAGAGCTTATAGCTACCCTTAAAGCTTTAAAGAAAAAGGAACATGGAGAAAGAAAGTTTCTAGCATCTTTAAAGGGAGTAGATTTAGGTGAGTACGAAGAAGAAAACGAAGAAGGTTCTAGTTTCGAAGAGATAGAATTGAGAGCAGCAGGAATACATGCTAATCCCAATGATGTCGTTTCACTACAAGGAAGATTTGCAGCTCAGGCTGGATTCGGAATTGGAGAAGGACTAGGATACACCAAGGAGTAATATAAACATAAATGGCTGAAGAGACAATAAGTACCCGAATAGTCGCTAACGCTGACTTCTCAGCCCTTATCGCCGATGTGCATAGGGTTACTTCTAGTCTATCTAAATTACAAGAGCAATTAGCCAACTCAAACAAGATGTTGGCAAATCAAATTGCCGTAATGAATAGATCGTTTTCTGACACCCTTAGAAGCACAGGACAGTACTCCACACACTTTGTAAGCCTACAATCAGATGTCGAAAAATTTGGTAAAAATCTTGATGGCGGAAAACTTAAACTAAATCAATACTTTAACACATTTAGACAGCATGCACAGCAATCTGGTGGGCTTATAAGAGATTTAGCAAAACAGCAAGTAGCCTTACAGAACTCAGTATTACAACCGCTAGGCAGAAATGCACAAGGACTTATGCAGTTCAATGTGCACGTTCCAAGAGGGCTTGATGAAATAAAGAACAAAACCGCCATAGCAAGACAAGAACTTCAAATTATGAATAAGGTAATCCAGGATGGCGCTGGACAACTTATTAACTGGGGTAAAAATACACAGTGGGCTGGTCGTCAGTTAACAGTAGGATTAACAGTTCCTTTAATAGCTTTTGGAGCGCAAGCAGCAAAAGCATTTAGAGAAGCAGATCAAGAACTAGTTCGTTTAACAAAGGTTTATGGGGATGTTGCAGGAACTTCAGCCGCTGAGCTAGGCAGAGTTAGAGATGATGTAGTTAAAACTTCAAGAGAAATATCTGCAGCAATGGGTGTATCTTTTAAAGAAACAATTGGGCTAGCAGCTGATATTGCAGCAACTGGAAAAACTGGAGATGAACTCCTTGGGTCGATTAAAGAAACTACAAGACTCGCAGTACTTGGTGAAGTAGACAGACAAGAAGCAATGAAAGCTACACTTGCAATTCAATCAGCATTTAAGCAAAACACAGATGAGCTTTCAGAATCAATTAACTTTCTTAACGCAGTTGAAAACCAAACATCAACAACTCTTAATGACTTAGTAGAAGCAATTCCAAAAGCTGGTCCAGTAATTCAGGGATTAGGCGGAAGCGTAC